TTTAATTATATGTTACAGAATGTGGAATCAGCAGTTAATGCTTATATATTAATGGATATACATAAGTTATTAAGAGGGAAAAAAACAGAAATCGTACTTTACACTTATGATAGTTTTTTGTTTGAGCTTGGAGAAGGTGAAGAAGATATTGAAATTGAGATAAATAAAATTTTTAAAAAATATAAACTAACAACAAAAACTAAAAAAGGTTATGACTATGATTTTACAAGAAGATAAACATATGTATAATATAGATAATCAATACGATTTTGATATTTATACACATTTAGATATGCTCAACAACAAGTTATTTTGCACTTTTACAAATTTAGAAGGTTTAGATGTACTAATCCGTGAGCTCACCGGTGCTTATTCTATTATGTACAATAAGATGTTTGTCTTGTATGTAAAGAGTACAGATGAGTATGTAGTTACCTATAATGTAGAACAAGGTAATGTTGATTCAATTCCTGTAAATACTATTTTAGTACATAGAAAAAAAGAAACTAATACACTTTATACAATTAATGCATTGAATGATTTAATAAAAAAATTAAATGGTGGTGTAGTTGATCAGTCATTTCGTGTAAATTGGCAACATTATAAAAACTGTATTTTGTTAACCAACCATAATGAGTTGAAACAATTGAATACAAAAGTTCATAAGATTGTTGAACTTTAGTTTGGTTTTATAACCACTCGTTCTTATATTTCCTATAATAAACTAATTAATTAAAATCATGGACATATCAGCTATTAAACAACGACTAAATGCTTTACAGTCGACTAACAACACAAGCAAGAAAGAAAAAATTGATTACTCAAAAGTTTACTGGAAACCAAAAGAAGAAGGCAAGTACCAAATTCGTATTGTGCCATCTAAATTGGACCCTAAAAACCCATTTCAAGAGGTTTTTGTACACTATGGATTCGGAAAATTTCCTATTTTTGCTTTAACTAATTGGGGTGAAAAAGACCCAATTGTAGAATTTGCTTCTCAATTGAGAAAAACTAATGACAAAGAAAATTGGTCATTGGCTAAAAAATTAGACCCAAAATTGAGGGTTTACGCACCTGTTATTGTTAGAGGTGAAGAAGAAAAAGGTGTTCGCCTTTGGGAATTTGGTAAAGAAATTTACTTGCAACTTTTAGGTATCGCTGAGGATGAAGATTATGGTGATTACACAGACATTAATGAAGGTAGAGACTTTACAGTTGATGCTGTTAAAGGTGATGTAGGTGGTCGTCAAGGAATCAAATGTTCAATCAGAATTAAACCTAAAACAACTGCTTTAAGTGCTGATGCTTCCCAAATTCAGAAATTCCTTACAGAACAACCAAATGTTTTAGAAATTCAAAGAAAAATGGATTTTGATGCTTTGAAAGAAGTATTACAAAATTGGTTGTCGCCTGAAGATGCTGGTGATGATGTTGAAGAAGTTGATGATGAGGTGATTGAAGAAAAAGCACCAACTAAAAATTATGCTGTGAAAACACCTATGGCTCCTAAAGCCAACAAAGCAGATCAATTTGATTCATTATTTGATGAAGACGAAGACAACGATCTACCATTCTAATTAAAAATTAAAGTTATTTATGCCAAGACCTAAAAAAAGCGAATCGCTAACGGAAGCCGTATCCGCGGAAATTAAATCCAATTTTAGCCTTGAAAAATTCAAGGAAAAAAAATTGTTGAATGGAACTGTTAAGTTTAAAGAACAAAAATGGATTCCATTTTCATCAGCTCTACAAGATTCAATTTCTGTAGCCGGTGCTCCAGTAGGTCACATTACATTATTAAGAGGACACAGTAATACAGGTAAGACTACAGCATTACTTGAGTTAGCAATTAGCGCTCAAAAAATGGGTATCTTACCTGTTTTTATTATTACTGAAATGAAATGGTCATGGGAACACGCTCGTACAATGGGTTTCCAACTTAATGATGTGGTTGATCCTGAAACTGGTGAAGTTATTGACCATAATGGTTTCTTTATCTATAAAGATAGATCATCATTAGGTACAATTGAAGATGTAGCTGATTTTGTTTTAGATTTGCTAGACGAACAGAAAAAAGGTAATTTACCTTATGATTTATGCTTCTTCTGGGATTCAATTGGTTCAATACCATGTAAAATGAGTGTTGAAGCTAATAAAAACAATCCTATGTGGAATGCAGGCGTTATGTCACAACAATTTGGAAATTTTGTTAACCAACGTTTCCCATTGTCTAGAAAAGAAAATTCAAAATACACCAACACAATGGTAGCTATTAATAAAATCTGGGTTGCTCCAGCTGAAAATATTATGGCTCAACCTAAAATGAAGATGAAAAATGGTGAAACTATGTTTTTGGATGCTTCAATCGTATTAACTTTTGGTAACATTACTAATAGTGGTACAAGTAAAATTAAAGCAACTAAAGACGGTAAAGAAGTAGAATTTGCTGTAAGAACAAAAGTATCATGTGATAAAAATCACGTAACAGGACTACAAACTAAAAGCACAGTTGTAGCAACTATTCATGGTTTTATTTCAGATGATAAAAAAGATATTGATACTTACAAGAAAGCACATTCTATGGAATGGAAAAACATCTTAGGTGATGGTAGCTTTGATATTATTGAAGATACTTCAGACTGGGATGAATCATCAAAAGATATTCCTTTGAATTTGATTGATGAAGAATAAGCTTGGCTTATTCGAAAAAACTTGTTATATTAACATAGCATGAAAAAGAGCGACTTAATAAACCTTCTAGGTAAAGTAACCAAAGAAGAAGAAATAATTACAAATCCTCATGAGAGAGTATTACTTATTGATGGTTTAAATTTATTTTTTAGAAATTTTGCAATGATGAAAATGGTTAACCAAGATGGTGCTCATGTTGGTGGCCTAGGAGGTTTTTTACGCTCATTAAACTATTTAATTAATCAACTTCAACCAACTTCAGTATATGTTGTTTTTGATGGTGCTGGTTCTTCTATTAATAGAAAAAATTTATTATCTGAATATAAATCAGGTAGAAATTTAGTTAGAATTACTAATTGGGATGTTTTTGATTCATTAGAAGAAGAACATGATTCTAAAATTAATCAAACAGTTAGATTAATTCATTACTTAAAATGTTTACCTGTTAAAACAGTTAGTATGAATAAGGTGGAAGCCGATGATATTATCGCTTATTTAAGTGATATATTGTCTACTAAACATGATTCTAAGGTTTTCATAGTATCTAACGACCAAGATTTTATTCAATTAGTAAACGATAAAATAACAGTATATAGACCAGCTGAAAAAGAATTTTACACTAAAGAGATGGTTAAAAATAACTATGGTGTATTATCTGAAAACTTTATTCTATATAAGACATTATTAGGAGACCAATCAGATAAAGTAGGAGGTATTAAAGGTTTAGGTAAAAAAGGTATTATTAAAAAATTCCCTGAATTACTTGAACGTCCTTTAACTTTTGATGAATTAATGGATATAGCAGAATCAAAAATCAAAGACCATGTTGTATATGCTAGAATCATTCAAGATGAAGACCGATTAAAAAATAATTACAAAATTATGGATTTAGGTAAACCACTTGTTGATGAAGTTGAAAAACAATTCTTAGAAGAATTTTCACAAGAATTACCTCCAGCTTTGAACTCCAAAGCATTTATGTTACTTTATAATGAAGATGGGTTAGGTAGATTAATGAAAGACCCAGAGTTAACAATTAACAACACATTTAGAGTATTAAACAGTTTTAAAAAATAAGTTAATTTTTATAATTTTAAGCATATTTGTTATTGTAATGAATTATCAAAAAATTTATGATCAAATAACAGAAAGAGCTAAAATAAGAAAATTAGAAGGTTACAAAGAAAAACATCATATTATACCAAAATGTTTAGGTGGTTCAAATGATAAAGAAAATTTAGTTGAATTAACAGCTAGAGAACATTTTTTATGTCATATGTTATTATGTGAAATTTATCCTAATAATATTAAATTAAAACATGCTTTATTCTTAATGGCTATAGGAAAACAAAAAAATAAATATAATCATTATATTATAAATTCTAAAACATATGAAAGATTAAAAATAGAATATTCAAATATATTAAAAAATACTCCTAGATCTACTGAAACTAGAGATAAAATAAGTAAAAGTAAAAAAGGATCTATTTTATCTGATGAAATTAAAATTAAAATAAGTAATGGTAGAAAAGGTATAAAATGTAAACCTTATAAAAAACGTAAAGATATTGGGGTTAAAAGAAATCCAAACCCAATCCAATCAGAAGCATTAAAAGGAAATACAAATAGAAGAAAAAAAGTTATACAATATGATATGAAAGGAAATTTTATTAAAGAATGGGATTATGTTTTAGAAGCTGCCTATTCATTAGGTAAAAAAACAGGAGCAGCAATAACCGAAGTATGTAGTGGAAAAAGAAAATCTATATATGGTTATATTTGGAAATACAAAAATTAATTATTATATTATATTCACAATTTAAAAAATAAAAGTTTTGACACTCAATTCATTAAATGCCTACGGGCCATCATTTCAAATAAAAGTAATATCTGCTTTATTAACTCATAAAGAATTCTTACTTAATATACAAGACGTATTGAGTGAAGAATATTTTGATAATAATGCTCAAAAATGGATTATTAAAGAAATTTTAAAATATTATCAAAAATATCATTGTACTGTTTCAATGGATGTTCTAAAAGTAGAACTGAAAAAAATTGATAATGAGGTTCTACAAGTTTCTATTAAGGAACAATTAAGAGAAGCATATAAAGCATCAGATGAAGATCTAAAGTATGTTGAGGAAGAATTTTCTGGTTTTTGTAAAAATCAACAATTGAAAAAAGCACTATTAACAAGTGTAGATTTCTTAAATGCAGGTGATTATGACTCAATTAGATTTATGATTGACAGTGCTTTAAAAGCAGGTGGTGATAAAAACATGGGTCATGAATATAATAAAGATGTTGAATCAAGATATAGAGAAGATCACAGAACCGTTGTACCTACTCCTTGGGATTCTTTTAATGAGTTATTACAAGGTGGTTTAGGTAATGGTGACTTTGGATTAATATTTGGTAATCCAGGTGGTGGTAAATCTTGGTCATTAGTTGCTTTAGGAGGACATGCTGTTAAATTAGGTTATAATGTATTGCATTATACTTTAGAATTAGGTTCAGATTATGTTGGACGAAGATATGACGCCTTTTTTACAGGTGTAGGAGTTCAAAATATTACTAAACATCAATCACAAGTTGAAGAAGTGGTTGAACAATTACCTGGACAATTGATTATTAAAGAATATCCAACAGGTAAAGCATCTATTTCAACTATTGAATCGCATGTTAAGAAATGTATGGATTTAGATTTTAAACCAGATTTAATTATTATTGACTATGTAGATCTTCTTCGCTCAAAAAGAAATAATCGTGAGCGTAAGGATGAAATAGATGATATTTATATTAGCACTAAGGGACTTGCTAGAGAATTAAACTTACCTATTTGGAGTGTATCTCAAGTAAATAGAGCAGGTGCAAAAGATGACATTATTGAGGGGGATAAAGCAGCTGGTAGCTATGATAAAATGATGGTTACTGATGTTGCGATATCCTTATCAAGAAAACGTCAAGATAAAGTTAATGGTACAGGAAGATTTCATATTATGAAAAACAGATACGGAATGGATGGTATGACATTCTCAGTTAAAGCTGACACATCTAATGGTCACTTTGAAGTCTCTGACCAACTTGAAGACGATGAAGAATCTACTCCTGCTAAAAATAATAGTTTTGGTAATATTGATGCTGTAGATAAAGCCCTTATCAAACAAAGATTTTTCGAACTACAAACAAACTAAAAAATTAAAAAAACAAATGTTAACCACAGAATCACAAATTTTGTCTGAAATTACTACCCATCTCAAATACGCGAAATTCGTACCTGAAAAAAACAGGAGAGAAACATGGGACGAGTTAGTAACTCGAAACAAGGAAATGCATTTAAAAAAGTTTCCACAATTGGCTGAAGAAATTGAAGCCGCATATAAGTATGTTTATGATAAAAAAGTATTACCATCAATGCGTTCAATGCAGTTTGCTGGTAAACCTATTGAAATAAACAACGCTCGTATTTTTAACTGTTCTTATTTACCAATTGATGATTATAGAGCATTCTCTGAAATCATGTTCTTATTACTTTCAGGTTGTGGAGTAGGGTATTCAGTTCAGACTCACCATGTAGAAAATTTACCTGAAATTAGAAAACCTTTGAAATCAAAGCGTTATTTAGTAGGTGATTCTATTGAAGGATGGGCTGATGCTGTTCGTATGTTGACTAAAGCTTATTTTGGACAAACATCAACTGCTCCTATATTTGATTTTAGAGATATTAGAGCTAAAGGTGCTTCATTGATTACAGTTGGTGGTAAAGCACCAGGTCCTGAACCATTAAAAATTGCTTTAATTCATATGCAAGCGATTTTGGACCGTAAAAATGATGGTGAAAAATTAACAACTTTAGAATGCCATGATATTATTTGTCATTTAGCAGATGCTGTATTAAGTGGTGGTATTAGAAGAGCAGCTTTAATTGCTTTATTCAATTTACATGATGAAGATATGCTAACTTGTAAATTTGGAAATTGGTGGGAAAATAATCCACAACGAGGTAGAGCAAACAATTCAGCAGTATTACTTCGTAACCTGATTGATAAAGATACATTCTTAAATCTTTGGAAGAAAATTGAAGCATCTAATAGTGGTGAACCAGGTTTCTTATTTACAAATGATAAAGATGCAGGAACTAATCCATGTGCTGAAATTAATTTAAAAGCTAACCAATTCTGTAATTTATGTGAAATTAACGCTTCGGATATTGAAACACAAGAAGAATATAATGCAAGAGCTAAAGCAGCAGCATTTATTGGTACGCTACAAGCTTCATATACTGATTTCCATTATTTGAGAGATGTTTGGAGAAAAACAACTGAAAAAGAAGCATTATTAGGTATTGGAATGACAGGTATTGCTTCAGGTGCTATATTTAAATTAAATATGAAAGAAGCAGCTAAAGTAGCAGTAGCAGAAAACGAAAGAATAGCTGCTATTTTAGGTATTAATAAAGCAGCTCGTGTTACTACAGTTAAACCATCAGGAACAACTTCATTAGTATTAGGTACTAGTTCAGGTATTCATGCTTGGCATGATGATTTTTATCTACGTCGTATTCGTTTAGGTAAAAATGAGGCTTTATATACTTACTTAAGTGTGTATCATCCTGAAATGTTAGAAGATGATTTCTTTAAACCAACATTACAATCTATTGTTGCTGTTCCTCAACGTGCTCCAGAAGGTGCTATTACTCGTAAAGAATCAGCTATGGATTTATTAGAGCGTATTAAAACCATTAATAAAGAATGGATTAAACCAGGACATAGAAAAGGAGCTAATATGCATAATGTATCAGCTACAGTAACTATCAAACAAGATGAATGGCCTGCAGTTGGAGATTGGTTATATGAAAACAAAGAGTATTTTACAGCATTGTCTTTCTTACCGGAAGATTTGGGAACCTATGTACAGGCACCTTTTTCTACTATTACAAAGGAACAATTTGAAGCTGCTGTTTCTTCACTTCATGCTGTAGATTTATCTAAAGTAATTGAAATGAGTGATAATACAGCGTTAATGGACCAAGCAGCTTGTGCCGGGGGTGGTGGATCTTGTGAAATAATTTAGGAGGAAAATGTGATTTTATTTATTTCTGTCATATTTGTAATGGATATGACAGGAATTTATAAAATTATTAACCCTAAAGGAAAAATATATATTGGTTGTACCATAGATTGGAATAGAAGAAAAAAAGAATATTTAAAAATATATAATTCTAAAGGACAAACTAAATTGTATAATTCCTTTCAAAAATATGGTATTGGAAATCATAGTTTTGAAGTAATTGAAGAATGTTCTGAAGAGAATTTATCTGAAAGAGAAATTCATTGGATTTTATATTATAATGCTGTAGAAAAAGGATTAAATATAAGAATAGGAAACAGAAATGGTTCTTTAACAAAACAAACCAAACAAAAAATAGGTAAAGCCCTAAAAGGAAGAAAAAATACATGGAGCACATCTAAAGAACATGGGGAAAAAATAAGTAAAGGATTAAAAGAATATTATCAACATTCAGAAAATAAAGAAAAAATAAGTAAAGGACTAAAAGAATATTACCAAAATAATAAACATAAACCCAAACCTAAACTAGCTTCAGAAGCTACTGTTAAAGAAATTAGAGAAAAATACTCCACAGGCAATTACTCTAAATCAGATTTAAGTAGAGAATATAATTTAAGTTGGGGAACCATAAAAAATATAGTAGATTCCATTAATTCTTATAAACAATAAAAAATAAAACCATGAATATAATTCAAAAACTTAGAAACTTAATTTTCGGTAAAAGTGAAGTGGTTGAAGCTCCCGCCCCTGTAGTAGTTGAAGCTCCCACTCCTGTAGTAGTTGAAACTCCTACCCCTGTAGAAGTTAAACCAACAGTTCAAGAAATGGTAGCCTCTCAAGAAGCACCTCTTCCAAAACCAAAACCAAAGCGTAAGTACAACAAAAAGAAAAAAAGCACAGGTGAGAGCAAATAAGCTCTCACCGGCTTAATTTTAAAAGTTATGTTTGAAAAAATTAAAAATAGAGTATTTCCTTTTATTATAGCATTATCTGCTTTATCAGTAAGTGCTTCAGCCGCTTTTTATTCTGTAAGTGGTTTAATGAAACTATTTGCTGGAGCAGCTTTTGCTGTAGGAATTATGGCTGCTTCTTTAGAGATATCTAAATTAGTTATTGCCTCATTATTATATCAATATTGGTCAACCTTAAATAAAGCATTAAGAGTTTATTTGATAGTAGCTGTAAGTATTTTAATTTTAATCACATCAATGGGTATCTATGGTTTCCTTAGTAGTGCTTATCAAGAAACTGCAAATAAAGATCAAGTTGTAACTCAACAAATTACTGCTTTAGAAACTAAAAAGAAATTGTATGAGGATACTAGAGATAATATACTTAAAGAAAAACAATCATTATCTGATTTAAGAGGAAGTTTATCTAAAGGTTCTACTACTCAATATACTGACAGTAAAGGTAATTTAGTTGTTAGATCAAACAATGCTAGTATTAAACAATTAGATAAAGCATCTCAATCTGATGATAAATTATCAAGTAAAATAGATATAGTAAATGACTCTATATTTTCTATTGAAAATAAAATACTTGAAATTAAAACAAACTCAACATCAGCAAGTGAATTAGGCCCCCTTAAATACTTATCAGGATTAACAGGAGTAGGTATGGACCGCATCATTAATTACTTGTTATTAGTTATTATATTTGTATTTGACCCACTTGCTATTGCTTTAGTTATAGCTGCTAACTTTGCATTCGCTCGTCTTAATAAACGTGAAGAGATACCTTTAGAAGAAAAAGTAAAGGATATGAGAAATGTAGTAGAGGCATATGATGATTTACAAGATGAAATTAAAGAATGGGAAGAAGCTAGTTTAGAAGATCTTATAGATCAGGATGAAAAAGAATATGAAATTTATAAAAAAGAAAATTATACCCCAACTCCTGATCCATCTCCAGAGCCTGAACCTGTTAAACAAGAAGAAGATGATTGGGTTATAGTTGATGAGGATACTGAATATGAAAAAGAAGTAGAAGCAGCGATTGATAAAATAGAAGCCCTAACTAATGATATAAGTAGTGCCGAACATTTTAAAAAACAATCAGCAATAGAAGAAATTAAAAAACTAAAAAAATTTCTAAAATCAAATAATAAAGATGACACAATAACTTATTTTTAAAGAAGGATTTGGCTTTGCCAAACCTTTTTGTTATATTTATGTCATAATAAAGGTTATGATGAATCAAGAAGATATTTACCAGGCAGAACAAGAATTAGCTTATTTTAATGAATTAATGAGTAAAGAAGTTCTTACTCAAGAAGAGTATGAGTTTTGTAAAGCATGGGATGTTGAAGAAGCTAAAAATTTATTTCATAATTTTTGGAATAATACTTATTTGAATTTGAATATTTATTCTGAAGTAGATAAAGAAGAATCTGATTTAAGAAAGGAAATGGGATTTTAATATGCATTCAAGAGAAGTTATTCAAAAACATTTATCTAAATTACAAAAATTAAATTATAATCAATTTAGATGGTGGAGAAATTATAATGTCCCAAAACCATTACCTAAATCTACTCATATTGAAAAAAGAATAGATAATGGTGATTTTGAACCATCTCCTTATTTTTGGATGGCTCAATCCGCATTATGGGAAAAACACGATAGTGATAATTCAGGATTGACAGATTATGAAAGAGCTAAACGTGGTGGGTTATTATTAGGTAAATATGAGCGTTTAATGGCTGATTTTGAATCAGATGATAAAGATAGATTAGATAATTTTATTCATGCTATTTATGATCATTTTGAAATAGATAAAGATATTGCTGAAGAAGAGATTAAATCGTTTGGCTTGTCTGTAAAAGATTATTATATTTATGCTAATAAAAAATACACAGTAAGGAGAGTAGCTCCTAAAAGACGTGGAAGACCTAAAAAATAAGTTATATGAAAGTATCACATGAAGTTCCTATTTGTTTGCTAGAAGATAGTCTAGACTTTAATGATTACCAATATGCTCTTGTCCACTTGTTAGATCAAGATGAGGATTATAAAAATTTCTTTTATAAAGTTAAACGTGAAGGTGTTTATATTATAATGGATAATTCACTTCATGAACTTGGTCATGCGTATGATAAGTCTCGTTTACTATATTGGATAAATGAGTTAAAACCAAATGAATTTATTGTGCCTGATGTTTGGCAAAATACAAGTGGTTCTATTGTTAATGCTAGAGAATGGGTTAATATTGAATTACCTGAATGTGTTACTAAAGTAGCTGTAGTACAAGCAACCAATCTTACAGATGCTGCTGTTTGCTATCAGGTTTATAAAGATTTAGGTTATAAGAAAATTGCATTTTCATATGGCGCTGAATATTATTTAAATCATTCAAATCATCCTAATAAAAATTTAGCTAAAGCATTAGGTAGAATTGAGGTAGTTAGTAGAATGTTTAGTATGGGTTTAATTCAACCAAATGATAGAGTACATTTACTAGGTTGTGCTAGTCCTTTTGAGTTTTCTTTATATAAAGATATGCCTTTTATTGAAACTATTGATACATCAAATCCTATTATGGCTACTTTAGATGGTATACAATATGGTCATAATGGTTTAAGAGAAAAACCTAAATCAAATATGAATGATAATTTTTATACTACAGAAATTGATTATAACTTACTTGATTGGAATTTGAGAATGTTTAGAAAATTATTAAAATAATGCAAGTATTTTTACCATACCCCGACTTTAAAACATCTTTAGAATCTCTAGACGATAAACGTTTAGGTAAACAAAGAGTTGAAACTTACCAACTAATAGCAGGTTTAGAAGGTAGACCAACATTAACCGGTAAACCTTATTCTAAAGGCCGAGTTAACCATCCTATAAGCCAGATGTTTAGAGATAACATACCTGCGTTAAAACATTATTTAAATGTGTCTATAGACGTTTGGGTTGCTAGAGGTAAAAATAATACAATGAAAAAAGAAGTGATTAATGAAGAAATCATTATGCCTGTTTGGTTTAATGATCCTGATTTTCATAAATCACATAGAGCAAATTTATTAAGAAAAGATGCTGTTTATTATGGTGCTCATGGTTGGACTGATAATCCAAGTTTACCTTACAGATGGTATGATATGGATAAAAAACAATGGTATGATCAAACAGCAGGAACAAAAGAAAAAATATATTTAAATAAATAAAGTTATGGAAATAGAAATAGTCTCACTTTTTGACTACCTAAAAAAACCAGCAGGTCCAGAATTAGGTAAACAAGTAGCTCATGCTGCTATGAATGAAAAGATTCATATTGAATCTAAACAAGTCTCTAACCCCAAATATAAAGGAAACATTTTGATGTATCCTAAATCTTGGCTAGATAATTATTTTAATAAACCAACAAATGAACACCAAAAACTCTCCCTCTAAACCAATGATGGAAATTAATTCTGCTTGGGAAGCGGAAATTAAAAAAACATTAGACGCCTTATGGGAAAATAGATATCGCCTAAGTTTGGCTAATGTAGAACTTTTACGTAGATTTGCTAATAAAACAAAACTATAATATGGAAACAATAACAGGAAACAGTTCCCTAGCATATGGAATATCAAACTCCATATCATCTACATCACTTGTAGATTCACTCAGAATCAATTCTGGAACTACAACAACACCTAACACAGTATCATTTTCAAACGCAATTAATTTCACAAACAACACAACAAATCAAATTATGCAAAACAAAGTAGCAGTTTTTAAAGTAACAAGAGATGAAGACGACAAAATCATTAAAACCGATTTTCTAAAAGAAATGTGGGTAGAAACAAAAAATGGACAATCAGTAGATTTTCAAGTAGCTAGAGATAAAGATTTAGCTGAATATGAAATGTCTGATTTATCTATTAGAACAATTTTAACAGTAACATTTTAATGAAAAAACAAGCAGTATTATCCTTTCCAGGACATTGCATATTTATAATAAAATAAATTATGTATGTATACAGTCATAAAAATCCCCAAAATAATCAAATATTTTATATAGGATTAGGAAAGGATAATAGAGCTTGGAGTAAAAAAAGAAATAAATTTTGGAGAGATTATGTTAAAAAATATGGTGATCCTATTATTAATATAATTAAAGATAATCTTTCTTTAGAAGAAGCATGTTTCTTAGAAAAAGAACTTATTAAAAAATACGGGCGAAGAGGGTATGATGATGGAGGTATATTAGTTAATAGAAGTTTAGGAGGAGATATAAGCGCTTACGGTAGTAAAAAATCAGAAGAAGCTAAAAAATCAATTGGTGTTAAACAAAAAGGAATATCAAAACATAATGAAGAATCTAAACAAAAAATTAGAGAAGCTCATTTAGGTAGAAAATGTGATGAAATTCAAAAACAAAAAATGAGAAAACCTCGTAAAGAAGGAACAGGAAAAAAAATAAGTGATGCTAATAAAGGAAGAAAAAGTGGTTTTGAAGGACATAAACATACTGAAGAAACTAAACAAAAAATACTAAATAATAGAGATAATGAATCTATATCTTTAAAAAACAAAATCCCAAAACCAAATGCTGGTCCTACAAGAGTAGCTATTATTCAATATGATTTAGATATGAATAAAATATCTGAATTTAATTCTATTCAAGAAGCATCTAAAAAATTAAATATTAAATATTCACAAATATATAGAAATTTAAAAGGAATTCAAAAAGATAAAAAATACATATGGAAACAAAAATAAAAAATCCACGTTATGCTGTACTTTCATTAAGTGGAGGAATGGATTCAAGTACATTACTACTAAGATTATTATCTGAAGGATATGAATGCACTTGCATCTCCTTTGATTACGGACAAAAACATTCAGTTGAACTTGAGCGTGCTCAGGAATTAGTTGATTATTTAAATTCAAAAGGTCAAAATATTACTTACCAAATAATTAAACTTGACGGTCTAAGTCAATTACTTAACTCAGCACTTGTAACAGGTGGAGATGAAGTTCCTGAAGGTCACTATGCTGAAGAGAATCAACGCGCAACTGTTGTACCTAATCGAAATAAAATCTTTAGCTCTATTATCCAATCAGTAGCTTTATCTATTGCTAATGAAAAAAATACGGAATGTGTTATTGCTATGGGTATTCATGCTGGTGATTTTTCAATTTATCCCGATTGCAGACAAGAATTTAGAGATATTGATTATGAAGCTTTTAAAGCAGGTAATTGGGGTGCTGAAAAAGTACAATATTTTACTCCTTATATTGATGGTATGAAACTTGATATCCTGAAAGATGGAGAGAAATGTTGTGAGCAGTTAGGACTTAGTTTTGATGAAGTTTACAAACGTACTAATACCTCATACAAGCCTATTCAACACGAGGTTTTCTATGAAAATAAACATGGAGAAACCCTAAGATCAATTGAATGGTTCTCAGACTACAAATCAGGTTCATCAATAGAACGTATTGAAGCTTTTATTAACTTAGGTCGTAAAGACGCAGTTCACTATGCTGATGAATTCGGACCAGTAACTTGGGAATATGTAGTTGAATACGTAAAACAAGTTTTAGCAGAAAACGGAAAATAAATTTTGTAGGGCAATCGACTTTGATCGATTGCCTACATATTTATTATTATGGATTCAAAATTATGTAAATCGTGTAATAGCGAAAAATCTCTTACAACTGAATTTTGGCATAAAGCTAAACGAAGACCTGATGGGTGGGAATGGAAATGTAAAGAATGTGTTAAGAAACAAACTTTAAGTAATTATTATAAAAGTAAAGAAAAATGGAATGAAACTACAAAACGAAATCATCGTAAACGTAGGGAAAAAATCCAAGAACTTAAAGCAAACTTATCTTGTACTAAATGTAAGGAATCAAGACATTGGCTTTTAGATTTTCATCATATAGATCCAACCAAAAAAGACTTTCAGTTATCACAAGGTGAAAGATATGGATGGGAAAAAATAGAACAAGAAATAGATAAATGTGTTGTTTTGTGTTCCAATTGTCATAGAGATTTTCATTATCAAGAAAAAACAAAAGGAATAAAAATAGAGGACTATTTAATTTGGAACCCAGAAAAAGAATACGTATCTTCAGTATTAGATGAGCATTCGAAGACATTATAGAAAATCACCACCTCCACAACAAATGTATGTTGTATTAAATAGACATGGAGAGGTTTATGCAGGTATGTTAAGAGGACAATTACAATGGTCTTATAATTGGAATGAAGCAAAACCTTTAAATAAAGAAAATACCTCATGGCTTTTAAGACACAATCCAGGAACAGAATTAATTAAAGAAGAAGAAATTATATGAATCAACCAGACCCAAAATTACATCAATCAATCAGCTTTTTAAAATCAGCTGTTAGAATTTCAGGTTATGTTGCTCTATTTTGGAGCCTTAGCCTTGGAGCAATTATTTTAATTATTAGTGAACTTATAGGAATTGTAGAAGAATTAGTATGAAAAGATTATATTTTTACAAAGCTGACTGGTGTCAGCCATGTCAAACATTTGGTCCCGTTATAGACCAAGTAAGCGCTTTTATACCTGTTGTTAAGGTAAATGTAGATTATGAAGCAGATTCAGCTCAAAGAGCAAATGTAAGATCAGTACCTACAGTTATTTTAGTAGAAAACGATCAAGAAATTCGTAGATTTACAGGTGCAAAAAGTTATCAAGATGTAATGCAATTTATTAATGGGTAGTTTTAGATCAACAAAAGTATTTGATGGATACAGTTGTGTGTTTCGTCAATGGAAAGCTGAAAATACTCATTGTCAATTCCTTCACGGATATGGAGTATCATTTAGAGTATGGTTTGAAGGTGAACTTGATGAACGTAATTGGGTTTGGGATTTTGGAGGTATGAAACGTGCTAAAAGTACTATTGATGGTATGAATCCTAAAGCGTGGATGGATTATATGCTTGACCATACTACAATTATAGCTGAAGATGATCCATATTTAGAAAATTTTAAGGAAATATGGAAAGATGGAATCATTCAACTTCGTATTATTCCAGCTACAGGAGCAGAACGTTTTGCTGAATATTTTTATAATAAAATTAATGATTTTGTTCAACTAGAAACAGAAGGTAGAGTTAGAGTAGTTCAGGTTGAGTTTAGGGAACATGAAAAAAATACAGCAATTTACAAAGGATAATTATGACAACAGAAAATAAAAAATGAAAACCTCCACCAAAATATATTTAGTTGAAAATTGTTATGGTGATTCTAATAAAGTTTATATAGGAAAGACTATCAATCCTGAGAATAGGGAAAAAAATCACAAACGTAATTTTGGTAAAAATATAGAATATACTGTTATTGATGAAGTTGATAGTTTAAGTAGTAAATTTTGGAAACCATTAGAAACATACTGGATTCATCAATTTAAATGTTGGGGTTTTGATGTTTTAAATATTCAAAACGATGGAGGAAGTGGAGTTGATTTTCATACTTTAGAATCTAAAAATAAAATTAAAAAATCAAAATCTTTAAAACCAAACCCACGTATAAGACAAGATATTGAAAATCAAAAAGATCATATCATAAAACAATATATTGAAGGAAATGGAGTTCATATTATTAGTTCTGAATTAAAGTGTCATCCCGATGTTATTAAAAGAATTTTACGAGAAAACAATATAGTATTAAGAAATAAAAAAGAATCACAAAAATCAAGAAAAGATTTAAAACAACCTAAAAGAACAGATTTATGGAATAATATAAATAAAATTATTGAGTTATATAAATCTGGAGGAAATTACACAGAAATAGGAAAGTTATTTAATACAAGTGATGTTCAAATTAAATTAATGTTAAAGAAAAAACAAATTATATGATAATAAATTTAGTACAAAACGGGATATTTCCGATTAGTTATGACAAAGAAGGTAACCCATTAAACCAAGAAATGGACACTGGATTAAAAATCCCTGGTACAGTTCAGGGTGAAGGAAAATGGATTGGTACGAGTTGTATCTTTATTAGAACAACAGCTTGTAATTTAAGATGTGCTTGGGTAGGAGTTGATGGAAAAGGATCACCATGTGATACACCTTACTCTTCTCATAAACCTGAGAAAAATAAACAGGAAATTGAAGATGTAGTTGCTATTGTTAAAGCAAATAGTAATAATGGAGCAATCAAACATGTAGTAGTTTCGGGTGGTGAACCAACAATGCAAACTGAAAATTTAGAAGAATTATTAAAAAGGTTAACTGAAGAAGGGTTTAAAACTACTATTGAAACTAATGCTACAATTTATAGTGATGGAATTTCTAAATATACTAACTTATGTAGTATGAGTCCAAAATTAGCATCATCTACACCTTGGGAAACAAATTTAGTAGATACAGGGATTGGATTTAATCAGAAATGGGCTGAACGTCATGACAGAGATAGAAAAAACATTTCCGTAATTCAGTCTTATATTGATAACTGCTACGAAAAAGACAGTGAAGGAAATGTTGATTACACAAAAAGAAAACAGTCAAATGATTTCCAACTCAAATTTGTAGTATTACAAGAGGCAGATATTAATGAAATAGAAAATGATTTCCTTAAACACCTTAAAGGAATTAATAATGATGATGTTTGTTTAATGCCTGAAGGAATTACAGCTGATGATTTAATGAAAAGAAGTTATTGGACAATTGAAGCTTGTATTCAAAGAGGTTGGAGATTTACACCACGTTTGCATGCTTTATTATTTGGAGTAAAAAGAGGTGTATAAAATTATGGTAAAAAAATATTTTTTTGATTATGATAATCTTCATATCTTAGGAGGATATAAAGATAAGGTTCATGTACAAGGATTATCTCATGAATGGGATGAAACTAAAGAACCTAAACTAGAAGTAGGAATTATATATAAAGGATCAGATTTTCCTGAAATAATTGAAGAAGATGTAATTTTATCTATAGATAGAGATATGTTTAAAAATATGCTAGATAAATGGCTTGATGAAAAAATAGATTATTGTGATAGATATAATCATTATTGTGGGGTAGGAGGTTTTATTTATTGTAGTTGTGAAAAATCATATGAAACATGGTTAAATATATACCATGACAACCCAGATAAACAACCAACCAAAAAAGATATTACTGTGTATAATGTACTATCATTTGATGAACTAATTGATATGGAACACGGATAATATGGACTTACTATCAACCCACCCCGTTAAAAAATCAGATTTAGGTTTCCACGGCAATCTATTTGGCGGCAAGTTGCTTAGCTGGCTAGATGCCGCGGTTGCTGCTTACGCAATGGAAAAATGTAGAACTCAAAATATAATTACTATTGCGATGGATGAATGTGTATTTAAAAAACCTGCCAAGGAAAAAAATTTAGTTAAAATTTACGCTGAGGTAGCAAAAGTAGGAAATACATCTGCTACATTCAAAGTAGAAGCAAGAGCATATAATGTATTTAGAGGTGATGAAGTTACTTTATTATCTACAAGTATGACTTTTGTAAGAGTAGATGATGAAGGAATACCTATTTCGATTTCTAAACAAGTAAAAGATCAATTTAATCCTCCTCCAACAAAGCTCTAATATTTATAATAATGAAAATAACATATTTTTATACTAACGAGTGTGGTAAATGTGCTGAATTAAAACCTTTAATTACTGAATTTAGTAATGCTGTAGGAATTAAAATGATTAATACTCATGAAGAAGAATTAATTACTGAAGCATATAAAATTGAATGGGTACCTACCTTAGTTATTGAAGATAGTAACGGTAAACATCATTTTGATGGTGTTAGTGAAATCAAAGAAGTTTTAAAAAAATTAGTAAAATGATAACTTTATTTACAGAAAGAGAAATTAAAAACAAAGTGGGTGAACTAGCCCACAACATTAAAAAAGTTCAACATGAACAACCACCTGTTTTTATATGTGTTTTAAACGGCGCATTTATGTTTTTTACAGATTTAGTGAAACAAGTAGGTGAGTGCCATATAGACTTTATACAAGCAAAATCTTACGAAGGAACATCACAGGGTGAAATTCGTATTCTAAAATCAATAGATATTAATATTGAAGGTAAAGATGTTTATTTAGTAGATGACATTTATGATTCAGGTAATACTATGAGTAGATTGATTAAACATCTAAACTATCAAAAACCAAAATCAATTACTCCAGTAACTTTATTTAAAAAACATTATTCAAATAACCCCAACTTAATCTATGGGTTTGAATTACAAAATGAACATTGGTTAGTAGGTTATGGTTTAGATGCTGTAGATGGTACTAAAAGAAATCTTTCACATATACTTGGACTTCAAGCTGAGGATTAATATATTAAAAATAAGTTATGAATAATAAAAATTTTAAATTAGATTTAGAAGTAGTTAAACAAGGATATGCAAATGGAGTTGCTCCTAATTTTCCTTTAACTGAGGATGAAAAATGGGCAATGGTTGATAAAGCAACTGAAGCATATGGTCAATTTTTAGATGCTTTAGGATGTGATTGGAGAAATGATCCTAATAGTCAAGACACTCCTCGTCGTATCGCGAAAAAATATGTTTTTGAACAATGGAAAGGTAGATATGATGCTCCGCCAAATATTACTGCTTTTCCAAGTGATAATTATGATGGACTTGTTACTGAATGTAATATACCATTAACAAGTATGTGTAGTCATCATCATGAAACTATTTTAGGTAGAGTTCATATTTCATATATTCCTAGTCCTGAAGGTAAAGTAATTGGTTTAAGTAAATTAAATCGTATTGTAGAACATTTTGGTCGTAGAGGAGCTATTCAAGAACAACTTACTATGGCTATTCATCAAGCTGTAGATAAAGTATGTGAAGGAAATATAGGAGTAGCGGTACAAATTGTAGCAACACACCAATGTGTTAGTTGTAGAGGTACTAACCATCAAGGAGCAGCAATGGTGACAACTAAACTATCTGGTAATTTCTTTACAAAAGATGTAGTAAGAAATGAGTTTTTTGATGCTATTAAATCTGCTAATGCAATAAAATAATATTTTAGTTCCTCTGCTTGAGGTGTCATATTTATTAATGTATGATTATTTACATCACAACTAATCTTATTAATGGTATGAAATATTTAGGAAAAGATAGAAACAATATTAATTCCTATTATGGTGGAGGAACTGAATTTAAAAAATCTTTAAAAGAATTTGGTAAACATAATTTTAAAAAAGAGATATTAGAACATTGTCTTAATATAGATCACTTAAATGAGCGTGAAATATATTGGTTAGAATATTATGATGCTGCTAATAATCCTTTATTTTATAATAAAACTAATAAAAGTTTTGGAAGCATAAACGGCCCTACTAAAACAGAAAAATACATAAACAGAGGAATAAAGATATCAGAATCCAGAAAAGGAAACTCATATCCTAATGCTAGTATATCTCAACAAGGTATTAAAAAACCAAATGTAAGTGAGAAATTAACAGGAAAGAAAAAAACTGAAGAACATTGTTTAAATTTAAGTATTGCTAAAACAGGAATACCTAGTAAAAGAAAAGGCAAACCTGATTTAAAACAAAAAGGAAAACCAAAATTAGGAGCTGGGGGTAAAGGAAAACCAAAACCAGGAGCAGGTCCTAAAACAGGAAAACAAATATTAAAAATAAGCACTAATGTTATATATAATTCTGTTAAAGAATGTAGATTAGATAATAATATTTCTATTTCTTATATGTTTAAATTACTTAAAGATAAAAATAGCGATTACAAATATCAAAAATAACTTGGAAATATAAATAAAAATAAATATATTGATAATATGAAGCTAGGTGGTTTTGTAGAATTGTTAATTAAAATAATTACTTTGGGGCAAGGCCACCGAATCGCTTTATTCATAGCTAAAAAAATGGGTTATGATGATTGCGGTTGTAAAGCAAGAAAAAACAAGCTAGACTTGTTTTGGGACAAAATCTTAAATAAATTAAAATAATATGATATTAAACGCAGATCAAATATTAGAAGAAGGTCTAATTTTATTAGGCAGTAATTCACATGGTAAACCAGCTCAAGTAGGTTTTGATTTATCAATTAAAGCAGTAAATCAAACTGGAAGAAATGTAGGTAAAGTATTAGTTGACAAAACAGTAGTAAGTCAACACACTGCAGTACAAAAAACAAGTGTTGATGGTAAATTAGGATGGATGTTGTATGCTGGAGTTTATGATGTGATTATGAATGAAGGCTGTAATATTGCTCCAAACCGTGTAGGTTTAATTCGTCAAAGAAGTTCATTAATGAGAAATGGAGCATTAATCCAATCAAGTATCTTTGATCCAGGATTTAAAACAGATAATATAGGAACATATATGTTTGTTAATAATCCTATTTTTATTGAAGAAAATGCTAGAGTAGCTCAAATGTATTTTCATGACTGTACTCCAGTAGGTGAAGATAAACTTTACAATGGACAATTCCAAAACGATAAACAACGTTAATCTTTCTTATTTCTTTAATTTAAAGGGCTTGGAAACAAGCCTTTTTTTTGTTATATTAACAACATGTATCAAGCTTTACATTTCGATAAAGAAGAAAAACAATATTATCTAAGAGATGATAGATGGGAGGGTTTTAAAACTGTTAAGTATTGGCCTACTTATTTTGAACCTGATGAAGATGGTGAATATGAAACATTAGAAGGTACTAAAGTATCACCAGTTAAAAGAATGGATGACTGGAAAGACAATAAGTACTTTGAAAAAGATGTAGATAAAATTACTCGTTTTTTAGTAGACCATTATTATGAAACAGATGATACTCCTAAATCTCATAATATTATCTATTTAGATATTGAGTGTGTTGTTGCTGGAGCTTTAACTGAAGAGAATATTAAAGATCCTAAAGGTGAAATAACAGCTGTTGCTTTGTATGATCATAATTCTAAAAAATATTATTGTTTAGTTTTAGATAAAGATAAAAAAATGTCAAAAGCTGAATCTGAAGGTAAAGTTATTATGCCTTATCCATCAGAAAAAGAATTATTAAGTGGGTTTTTAGATAAATGGTATGAATTAGATCCAACTATTATTACAGGTTGGAATAGTGGTTTCTTTGATATACCTTATCTATATTATAGAATTAAAAAAGTATTAGGAGAATCATTAGCAAATTCTTTATCTCCAATAGGTAAAATCAAGTTTACACCTCAATTCCCAGAACAACCAGTTAATTTAGCAGGTATTAATCATCTTGACTATATGCTTTTATTTAAAAAGTATATTATGAAACAAGAACCATCTTATCGTTTAGGTGATATAGGTAAAAAGTATGCTAAATTAGAAAAAATTGAATATCAAGGTTCATTAGATAAATTGTTTGCTGAGGATGTAGATAAATTTATTGAGTATAACTTACGTGACGTTGAAATTATTGTTGAACTTGAAAATAGAATGAAGTTTATTGAGTTAACAGTCACAATTGGTCATTTATGTCATACAGAATATGAAGCCATTTATTTTTCTACAATGTTGAATGAGGGTGCTATTTTAACTTATTTAAAACGTAAAGGAATTGTTTCACCTAACAAACCAACTACTTATAATCCAGCATTAAAAACATTAGAAGAAGAATATGCTGGTGGTTATTTAAAAGATCCTGTACCTGGTTTATACGAATGGGTTATTGACTTGGACTTTACATCATTGTATCCGTCTATTATTCGTTCTTTAAACATGGGTATTGAAACTTTAGTAGGTCGTATTGTAAATAAAGATAAATATGATAATCAATGGTCACTTCAGGAATTAAAATCAATGAATCCAGAACAAATTATCTATATTGAAAAAGTTAAAAAAGATAGAACATTAGTTAGATCTGAAATATCAGTTAAAGAAATTATTAATATAATTGAAAAAAACGATTTAATTATATCTGCTCCTGGTGTGTTGTTTAGAAAAGATAAATCAAGTGTTGTTTGTGAAATCTTATCTGATTGGTTTGCTAAAAGACAAGAATATAAAAAATTAATGAAAAAAGCATATAAAGTAGATAACGATCCAGTTATGGGTGCTTTTTATGATAGACGACAACATGCTTATAAAATTAAATTAAATGACGTTTATGGTGTATTTGCTATTAATGGTTGGAGATACACAGATGGTAATAAATTCATTAGTAAAGCTATAACGCTTACAGGACAACGTCTTACAGTTGAAACAATTAAATTTTGTAATGATTATATAAACAATGAGATACAAAACACTCCTCCTGGACAAGGCAATAAAAAAATATAAGAGACTGATTTTCTATATATTTATAAATGATGGATAAGAAAAAATATAACCACTCTATAGATTTATTAAAATATAGTGAAGATGGTTTACAAAAAAGATGTAAAATATGCTCTGAAGAAAAACAAATAAATAAACTCCAGGCTAATTGCTATTGTACTCCTTGTTGGGCAGACTATCAAAGAGAAAAAAGAAAAGGAAATTTGGAAAAATTATATGAGAAATATAAACATAAATGGTTATTATTAGAAGAAAAATATAAAGATGTAAAAAAATGTAATACTTGTAAACAAATAAAAGATAAAAGCTTATTTTATATAGATAAAAATTCAAAAACAGGATATCAAAATAAATGTATTTCTTGTACTACTAAATATAATAAAGAATATAATCCTTATAGTAAAGAGGATAATGTAATTACTCACCAAAAATATCAAGAAAAATATAAAGATAAATGGAATGAATTACAAAAACAAAGATACCATCACTCCCCAACTTATAAAATAGGTAAATTACTTAGAAGTAGATTACTTATTGCTTTAAAAGGAAATAAAAAACATCATTCTGTTATTAATCTTTTAGGTTGTTCTTTAGAAGAATTTAAATTATATTTAGAGAAACAATTTTTACCTGAAATGAATTGGGAAAACCATGGGAAAATATGGGAAATAGATCACATTAAACCTTGTGCCTCTTTTGATTTAACAGATATAAAACAACAACAAGATTGCTTTCATTATACAAATCACCAACCCCTCTTTAAAACAACAAAAATAGCAAAAGAATATAGTTATGACCACATTAAAGGAAACAGAAACAAATCCAAATTTTAAAGACAGAATAATAGCCTCGGACACCGATTCTCTTTTTATACATGTTAAAGATCTACTACTTCATAGATTCCCAGATATTGACTTAAATAATAGAGAAGAAGTAGTTCCTAGAGTATTAGAAATAGCATCCGAATTACAAAAAGCATGTAATGAAAACTTACACTCCTTAGTTAAAGAATTATTTAACATTAAATTTCCTGACGAACCCCATTATTTTGAATTAAAGCAAGAGGTTGTACTTGATAGAGGTTATTTTGCAGGTAAGAGGAGATACGCCCAACATATTGTTAATAAAGAAGGTGTTCCTGTAGATGAACTAGATGTTAAAGGATTAGATTTGATGAAATCAAATTTCCCACCTTTATTTAGACAGTTTGGAGAACATATTATTAATGAAATTATGTTTGGTAAACCTAAAGAAGATATTGATAAAAAAATACTTGATTTTAGAACTGAACTAAGAACTATTGATTGGAGGAAAATCCTTAAACCTACTGGTTTAAAGAAAATGAAAGAATATATAGCATCTCCTCCTAGAGCGGGTGAAGTATTTTCTAAATTAGCTTTAAAATGTCCTATTAATACTAAAGCAGCTATTTATGCTAATGATATTTTGAGATTTAGAAATTTAGATAAAAAATACCCTACATTTCAAATAGGTGATAAAATGTTTATTGCTTACTTAAAAGATAATCCTTATAGAATTGATGTAGTAGGTTTTAATGGCTATAATGATCCTCCAGAATTAATGGAATTTATAGAAAAATATATAGACCGAGATGGTTTATTTGATTCAGTTTTGAAAAACAAATTAGAATCATTATATTCAGACTTAGGATGGGGTGCAGTAGTGTTAAACCAAAATATAAACAAATTTTTTAAATTTTAATAATATTTATAATATATGAAATCAGCAGATAATTTTGATTTAAGAAAATTTTTAGTAGAAAATAAATTAACTAATCAATCTTCATATCCTAGAGATGTGGTTAGTACTGAGGGAAATATTGTAACTACTAGAGAAGGAAAAAAATACAAAGTACTTACTACAAAACCAAAAGAAGGAAGTAAAGATTTCTACTTTGATACTCTCATGGATAGGGTTGAACAATTAAACCCCGAAGATTGGGATATTGATGTAAGAACTTATAAAAAAGCTCTTCCTATTAAATAAATAAAAAAACTTACAAATTAAGGCTTGGGAAACCAAGCTTTTTTTGTTATATTAATGTTGTGATAAATAAATTAGACTTACAAAGTATTATTTCAAAGTATTATTTAAATGCAATGAATGAAGCTGTTAAATGGGAAATTAAAGATAATAACTTAACAATTAAATTTACCTCTCCAGATAGATCAATGATTGGAGTTGTAACTTATGAAGGATTTGAATTAGAAGATTCAAATGTTGGTATCAGTAATACTACTCAATTAAATAAATTATTAGCTATTACAAATGGTTATTTAAATTTAGAATATCATAAACAACATAAAATGATTACTAAACTTATTGTAGCTGATAATCAATTCACTCTTAATTATGCTTTAGCTGATACTATGATTATTCCTAAAGCAGGTGAATATATTGGTGATGGTCAATATAATATTGAAGCTACGTTAGATAACGAAAGTATAAACGCTATAGTTAAAGCCAAATCAGCACTCGCAGATACTGATACAGTTGTATTTAAGCCGTTTATAAACGCTGATAATGAGTTACAATTGGAAATGTTGTTTGGAGGTAATATTGAACACTCAAATAAAGTATCATTTTATCTTCCAAATATTGAAACTAACAATTTACCTAAAGATTTTAAAGCACACTACAATTCTAATTTAATTAAAGAGATTATGTATTGTAATAAAGATGTTCCTAATGGTGTGATGGGGATTAATTTAGAAGGTGTTATGAGGTTGTTTTTTGATAGTGGTAAACTTAAAAGTGAGTATTATTTAGTCGCTAAAGAGCTTTAATCTAATATATTTATATCAAATTATGGTTTTCGATTTAATTAAGGTTGGTGACAGTTTATACACTGTTGAAAGAAAAATCTCTGAAAGTAAGGGAGTAGATGTAGAAAAATTTAAAGCATCTACTAATTGCATTAACGTTTTTAGAAAAGACGGGTTACTTTATTTTTGTCGCATTGTAGAAGAAGCACAAATTGTTGAAGATGAACCATTAGAAGAATTACCTGCTCCTGAAGAAAGTTTGGAAGAACAATAAGTTTTTGTTATATTAATGTTATGAGTACTGAAAAAGAATATACCCGGTTTATCAATGATCCTGCTATGGAGCCCTATTTTATCTCTATGGATGATAATTGTATGACAGTTAACTTAAAAGTAATGCCTGATTCTCGTTATAGTGATTCTAAAAAAGAATACACTAAAATTATAGGACATTACAGCAACTTACCTTCCGCATTAAAATCTATTGCCAAAGATAAAACTAATGGCAAATCCTATGAGTCATTAAGAGAATACATTGACGAATATAATTCAATCATTGAAAATTTAAATAAAATAATTTAATATGTTACAAGCAGTTTATAACGCAATTATCGTAAAACCTCTAGAATCAGAGGAAACCTCATATGGAGGCATTATTGTTCCTGATTTAGGAAATGAGAAAAACAAAATGGGAAAAGTAATTTCTGTTGGTAAAGGTCACTATTCAGTTACTGGGACCTGGATTTCAACTGAATTACAAGTTGGGGATGTTGTTGTATTACCAACAATGGGATTCACTAAATTAGATTATGAAGGTGAAGAATATTGGGTTGGTGTTGAAAATCAAGTTTTAGCAAAAGTAAATAAAGAAAATGAGTAAGATTATAGAATTTGGTCCTGATGGACGTAAAAAATTAGCAGAAGGTATTGAAAAATTATCAAATGCTGTGACCGCTACTTTAGGTCCAAACGGTAGAAATGTAGTAATTGCTAATGGAGGTATTCCTCAATCTACTAAAGATGGTGTTACTGTAGCTAAATCAATTACTTTAGAAGACCCAATTGAAGAAGTTGGTGTTCAAATGGTTAAACAAGCAGCTATTAAAACTGCTGAATCAGCAGGTGATGGTACTACCACATCTACTCTATTAGCTTCAGAAATGATTAAAGCTGGTTTATCTGAATTAAGTAATGATCGTAATGCTGTTGAGATTAAAAGACAAATGGATATTGCTGTAAAACAAGTAATTGGTGCTTTACATGATGAAATTAAACAAGATATTTCATCTGAAGAGCAACTTAAACAAATTGCTACTATTTCAGCAAATAATGATCCTGAAGTAGGAGAGTTGATTGCAACAGCAATGCAGAAAGTAGGTCGTGAGGGTGTAGTGTTTATTGAAGAATCTAAAAATGGAGAAACATATCTTGAAACAGTAGAAGGTATGCAGTTTGATAGAGGTTATAAATCACCTTATTTCGTGACTGATAATAACTCAATGAGTACTACAATTAATGATCCTTATATTTTAATTGCTGATAAAAAATTCACTACTGTAAAAGAGTTGTTGCCTATTTTAGAAGCAGTATCAAACCAAAATAAACCATTGGTATTGATTGCTGAAGATATTGATGGTGAAGCATTAGCTACTTTAATTGTAAACAAAGCAAGAGGTATTTTAAAAGTTGTAGCAGTTAAAGCTCCTGATTTTGGAGATCGTAGAAAATTGTTACTTGAAGATATCGCTATCATGACTGGTGGTCAAGTGTTTAGTACTGAAAAAGGTATGAAACTTGATAAGTTTAGTTGGGATTGGTTTGGTCAAGCAAGAGTAGTCACAGTAAATAAAGATGAAACTACTATTGTTGATGGTAAAGGTGATACTGAAAAGATTCAACAACGTATTGAAGAGTTACAAACTCAAATCGATAAAGCACAATCACCATATGAAAAAGAAAAATTACAAGAACGTTTAGCTAAATTTATTGGTGGTGTAGCTATTGTACATGTAGGTGGATTTACTGAATCAGAAATGCGTGAGAAAAAAGATCGTGTTGATGATGCTTTACAAGCTACTAAAGCCGCTCTAGAAGAAGGTATCGTACCAGGTGGTGGATCTGCTTTATTACATGCTCGTGAACATATTGAACGAATTAACATTGGTGCTGATATTGTTTATAAAGCTTGTGGTGCTCCATTTAAGAAAATTTTAACAAATGCTGGTATTGATCAAGAGTATATTTTTCATGCTATGAATGAAATTAGAAATGCTGAATATTGGACAGGTTATAATCTAAGAATGGATGAATTTGTAGATATGAAAGTAGCAGGAATTATTGATCCAGCTAAAGTAACTCGTACAGCACTTGAAAATGCCGTATCAGTAGCAGGAACAGTATTGTTAACTGAAGCCGTTGTAGTTGATAAACCTTCTGATAAAAAAGATGATGGGGGGTTTGGAGATATGATGGGAATGATGTAAAATATGCAGGATGCAGTATCACTAATTGGAAAACTTATTAATATTGATGGTAAATTACTTACTGTCAAAACATTATATTTTGTTCCTGGTACTGATAGGATTTATGTAGGTATGGCCACATCAGGTCATACTTACATAAACTATCCTATTGAGGTATTAATTCCTTATTTTAAAGAACAAATTAAGTTATGAACAAAACAGAAGTTAAAGAAAAATTAATTGAAATCGGAACTAGAGTAATAGGTGAAGGTGATACTTGGAAGGTACAGGGTGTTGAAAAAATCCAACCTTCATTAACTGATGCTTTAGAAGCATGGTTTCAAATATCAACAATCAAACCAAAAGCGTTTCGATTAGATTTGGCTCAAGGCAAACTTTATGCTATATTAACTGAGGAAGTTGAAATTAAAGAACCAGAACCTAAAAAATATTCAATATACGGAGACTATGAATTTTAATAAAGAACATACTATATTTGTAGAAAAATATAGACCTAAAACTCTTGATAATTATATTTGTGATGAACAGATTCGTGAAAAAATTCAAGAATTTATAACTAATCAAGATATTCCACATTTAGGGTTCTTTGGATTACAAGGTTCAGGTAAATCTACTTTAGCAAAAATATTAGTTAATAATATTGATTGTGATTTTATTTATCTAAATGCCACTGAAAATAGAGGTATGGATGATATTAAAGAAAAAGTAGGTTCATTTGCTTCAACTCGTAGTTTCAAACCATTAAAAATTGTTATTCTAGATGAATCAACTCATATTTTACAAGCATCACAAGTATTGCTTTTGAATATGATTGAAACTTATAGTTTAACTACTAGATTTATTCTTACAGGTAATTATCCAGAAAGATTAATTCCACCATTAAGAAGTAGATTACAAGAATTTAAATTAACTCCCCCATCTAAAAAAGTAGTTGCAAAACATGTTTATGAAATTTTAAATAAAGAGGAAGTTGAATTTAATATTGAAGATTTAGCCTCTATAGTGAATAGTTCATATCCTGATTTTAGAAAGATTATTAATGACTGTCAAAAATATATTGTAGACAATAAATTAGTAATTCCTAAAACATTAGGTAAAAATGATGATGTTCAAAGTAAAATATTAAATACTTTAAAAAAACCGTCTAATAAAACATTTAATGAAATTAGACAGATTATCGCGGACAATGATTTATCTTCGTTTGAAGACGTTTTTAAACACTTATATGAGCATATGAATGAGTATGCTGTTGGGTGTGAAGGGCAAATAGCAATAATCATAAATGAATGCTTATATCAAGCTAATTTTAGAGTTGATTTAGAAATTAACTTTTGTGCAGGTATTTCAAAAATAATTGAAACAATTAAAACAAATAGAATAATATGAAAAACAATAACCTAAACTTAAACATTGACTTATCTAAAACAACATCTGTAGAAACACCTTCTGGAGGTAAAATTTGGAGTCAAGGAGTTATTTTACGTAAAGTATCTCGCTTTGTAGTAGGATCAGATGAAGATGCTCTTATTCCAATTCCTGTATTTTATGATGTAGAAAGTGGAGAAATTTTACTTGAAACATTACCTAAGGAATTAAGAAAAGAATATGGCGGTGACGATATTTGATTGGCTTAAAGAAATAACAGGTACTAAAAAACAATGGTCTTTATTTAGTGAAGAGGATCAAAAACAATTTAACCCTTATTTGGTTCATAGATATATTAGTATGTATGAACCTTATATAGAGGTGGCAAATGTTGCTCAACTCCTTCCTCAAAATGATAAAGAAAAAATATATCAATTTTATTGCAGTATGATACCAAAAAATAACGTATGGTTAAAGTATATTAAAGGTTCTAAGAAAAAACCTAATGAAGCTATATTGAAATATATAGCTGAATACTATACTGTTTCTTTAGGTGAGGCGGAAGATTACATCTATATTTTGAAAGAAGAGGGAGTAGCGAATGTTTTAGAAAAATTTGGATTAAGTGAAAAAGAAATTAAAAAACTATTAAAAGAAATTAAATGACAAAAAATAGCGACATTTACGGACATCGATTTGATGCTCCAAGTACTCGAACTATAATCAAAACAGATTCAATTGTTGATTCAGTTATTGATGAACATATTAAACGAGCACAAATGGGTAAAGAAAAATACAATAACACTTTAGATAGAACAGATCTATCTGTTATTGATTATTTACAACATGCTAAAGAAGAAGCAATGGATTTAGCTTTATACTTAGAAAAAACAATCCAGTTGCTTAAAGGTAAAAAATAGTTTTGGGTAAAAAGAAAAAAATACCACCAATTGTAAAACAAATTCAAAAACATACTCTGAAAGAGATTAACTACGCTTTTGAAAAAGCAATTTCTTACAGTCAGATGTCTATGTTTTTAAGTTGTCCTCATAAATGGGCTCTACAGTATAGAGACGGTTATTATACATCTGAACAGTCTATTCATATGACCTTTGGAACAGCATTACATGAGGCATTACAACACTATATAACAACTATATATGAAATTAGTGGTGCGGCTGCTGATAGAATTGATTTAGAAGAGTATTTTGAGGAACGTTTTAGAGAAACTTATTTAAAAGACTATAAAGCTAATAAAAATGTTCATTTCTCAAACTCATTTGAAATGAGAGAGTTTTATGAAGATGGATTAGCAATTTTAAATTTTGTAAAAAAAAAACGTGGTGGGTATTTTGGAAGAAAAGGTTGGCATTTAATAGGATGTGAAGTACCTATTTTATTAAATCCTCATCCTGAGTATAAAAATATTTTATATAAAGGTTATTTGGATGTTGTTTTGTATAATGAAACTTATAATGAGTTCACTATTTTAGATATTAAAACCTCTAAAAAAGGATGGGATGATACAACTAAAAAAGATGAAACCAAACAACTTCAATTAGTATTATATAAAAAATTCTTTAGTCAACAATTTGGCATTCCAGAAGAAAATATTAATATTAAGTTTTTTATAGTAAAAAGAAAAGTATGGGAAGAATCACCTTATCCTATTTCAAGAATACAAGAATTCACTCCAGCAAGTGGTAAAGTAAAAATGAATAAAGCTACAAACACTATTAATTCATTTATAGAGGAAGTGTTTAATCATGATGGTTCTCATAAAGAAAAATCATTTGAACCAAATGCTAGTAAATGGAACTGTACTTTTTGTAGCTTTAAAGATCGTAAAGACCTTTGCAGTGTTGGTGTTTCTTAATAGATCTACGTATATTTATATATAGTATTAAACCAATAAAGATTATGACAAATAAAAAGGATATGACATTAACCTCTGTAAAAGTACAGAGTGAGTTATTTGAACAGTTCAAAATTAATTGTGTTAAGTACAAATTTTCTTTACAAAAGCTTGCAGACCGTGCTATTCATTTATATATTACGGATGAAGATTTTAGAAAAAAGATACATAGTCACAATAATTTAGACATTAAAGATTAAAATTAAGTTACATGAAAGATAAATTAGGTTATTTACCTCCTGAACAAAGGAAAAAGATTTTGCTTATCTGTGATGACATTAGAGTTCATTCAGGTATTGCAACAGTTGCTAGAGAAATTGTTATTCATACAGCACATCATTTTAATTGGGTTAATATAGCAGGAGCTATCCAACATCCAGAAAAAGGACAAAAATTTGATGTAAGTGCGGATACAAACAAAACAGCAGGTATTGAAGATTCATCAGTATTTTTATATCCAGTAGATGGATATGGTGATGCTGATCTTATTAGACAAATAATTAAATTAGAAAACCCAGACGCTATTATGTTAATTACTGATCCTCGTTATTTTGTTTGGTTATTCCAAATTGAAAATGAAATCAGAAAACATATTCCTATTACTTATTTAAACATTTGGGATGATTATCCAGCACCAATTTATAATAAACCGTTTTATGAAGCCTGTGATTTGTTAATGGGTATTTCAAAACAAACAGTAAACATTAATAAAATTGTTTTAGGTGATAAAGCTGATAATAGAATTATTACTTATGTACCTCATGGTTTAAATGATGAAATTTTTAAACCTTTAGATAAAAACAATTCAGATTTAAAAGAATTTAAAAAGTATTTATTTAAAGGAAAAACATATGATTTTGCTTTACTATTTAATTCTAGAAATATTAGACGTAAACAAATTCCAGATACTATTTTAGCATACAAATACTTTATAGATCAATTATCAGAATCAGAAGCTAAAAAATGTGCTTTAGTATTACATACTGAACGTGTTAGTGAACATGGTACTGATTTAGATGCTGTAATTGAATTATTATGTAATGATGAAAAATATAATGTAATCTTTACAGATGCTAAATTTGACGCTCATCAAATGAACTTATTGTATAATAGTACAGATGCTCAAATTTTATTAACATCTAATGAAGGTTGGGGATTAAGTATTACAGAAGCTATTTTAGCAGGAAGACCTATTATTGCAAACGTAACAGGTGGTATGCAAGATCAAATGAGATTTGAAGATGAAGATGGTAATTGGTTTACTCCATCACCTGAAGTGCCTTCAAACCATACTGGTAAGTATAAAAAACATGGTAAATGGGCTTTTCCAGTTTATCCAACTTCTAGAACATTAGTTGGTTCACCTCCAACACCTTATATCTGGGATGATACTTGCAAACCAGAAGATGCTGTTGAACAAATTAAAGCTATTTATAATTTAACTCCTGAAAAAAGACAAGAATTAGGATTAGCAGGTAGAGAATGGGCTACAAGTGATGAAGCAGGATTCACTTCAACTCATCAAGCTGAAAGAGTTATTAATGCTTTTGCTTCATTATTTAATTCTTGGAAACCAAGAGAAAAATATGAATTGATTAACATAAATGAATATCCTGATAGAACATTAAAACATAGTTTATTATATTAAAATGAAACCGTTATTTATAATTAGTTGCCCTATTGATACGTTTTCAGGGTATGGCGCTCGCTCTCGTGATTTAGTTAAAGCAATAATTGAATTAGACAAATATGATGTTCAAATATTGCCTCAACGTTGGGGAGGTACACCTTGGAACTTTATTGAAGATCATAAAGAGGAATGGGGATTTTTACAAAAACATTTATTACTTGCTCCACAATTACCTAAACAACCTGAGATTTGGGCTCAAGTAACTATTCCAAATGAATTTCAACCTATTGGAAAATACAATATTGGCTTTACAGCTGGTATTGAAACAACACTTTGTGCTCCAGATTGGATTGAGGGGATTAATAGAATGGATGTTACTTTTGTTTCATCAGAACATTCTAAAAAAGTATTTAAAGAAAGTAAATTTGAACAAAGAGATCCACAAACAAACCAAATGGTTAAATTAATTGAATTACAAAAACCAGTTGAGGTATTATTTGAAGGAGCAGATTTAGATGTTTATCAACCTATAGAATGGATTAATTAATTTGTAATCTTTTTTGTTATCTTTATTTTTCCTTTAATATTTATAATCGATGGGAAGAATTAAAAAATATTTAACTCCTGAAGATAAGAAGCAAGCTAGAGCAAATGCTTCAAAAAAATATTATTGGAAAAATAAAGAACAAGAAGATGAAAAAGCAAGACAACGTTATTATAGGAATTTACAAAATAATAAACCCAATAGGTGAAACTTATATAGGACAATCAGTGAATATTGAGAATAGAAAAAAATATTATATATCTACTAAAGGAAAAGGACAACCTAAAATATATAATTCAATAAAAACATATAGTTGGGAATTTCATACATATGAATTAATACAAGAGTGTTTATTGAATGAATTAGATGAGTTAGAAAAATATTTTAAAACTAAATTTATAGAAGAACATGGATGGGAAAAAGCATTATTTTGTAAACTTCAAGATGGAAAAGGGGGATATGACTCTGAAGAAACAAAAATAAAAAAATCTCAAGCTAGTAGAGGAAAATTAAAATTAGAAACACATAAACAAAACCTCAAAAAACCCAAGAACCATGGGGAAAAATTATCTTTAAGAGAATATACGTGGAATGAAAAACTAAGAGAAGGAATAATCAAATCAAAATCCACTCCAGTTTTACAATATGATTTAAAAGGTAATTTTATCAAAGAATGGTCTACTATAGCTGAACCTTTAAAACTAGGATTTGGTGATGTAGATGCTGCTCTTAGAGGAAGATAAAAAACAGCAGGTAGTTATATTTGGAAATTTAAAAATTAATTATTATATTAAAATTATGAAACAAGTTAAAAAAAATGAATTATATCATACAATCAATGATATTCCTGAAAATTTTCTTTTTATTTTTGTAGGACATTGGATTAATGGAGATTTAGGTGAGGATAGAAAAAATGTAGGTTTGTTAATTAAAGCGTTTTATGAAACCTTTAAAAATAAATCTAAAAAACCAGCATTAATTTTAAAAACATCTCATGCTGGTTCGTCTTATGTTGATAGAGAAGAAATTATTAAAAAAATTAAACAGATTAAAAAAACAGTAAATTCTAAAGATTTACCTAATATTTATCTTCTACATGGTGAGTTTACTGATAAGGAAATGAATCAACTTTATAACCATCCTAAAGTTAAAGCTATGATTAGTTTAACTAAAGGTGAAGGTTATGGACGTCCGTTGCTTGAGTTTACTTTAAGTAAAAAACCATTAATTACTACAGGATGGTCAGGACATATAGATTTCTTAAATTCTGAATTTACTAATTTAATTTCAGGACAATTAACTCCTGTTCATCCAAGTGCCGCTAACCAATGGTTATTAAAAGAGGCAATGTGGTTCACTCCAGATAATGGTCAAATAGGTTTTTACTTAAAAGATGTGTTTGAAAATTATAAAAATTATACTGATAAAGCTAAACGTCAAGCTTATAGAAGTAAAACTGAATTTAGTTTTGATAAAATGAAAGAAACAATTAATAGTTATTTAACTAAATATATTCCTGAATTTCCAAAACAAGTTCATTTAGCTCTTCCCTCTCTTAAACATATAAAACTCCCCAAATTAAGCAAAATTGAATCCCAAAATAAGTAAAATTTAAAGTTTCCATATATTTATAATAAAAATAATATATGGAGAATTTTTATATTTATCAATTATCTACAAATGGTATTCCATTTTATATAGGAAAAGGTAAAAAAACTGAAACTTATAATAGGATAGAATACCATTTAAAATATTGGATTCATAATAAAAATAGAAAGTTAACTAATAAAATAAATAAATTAAAAGGAATATTTGATATTGAAATTATTTTTGAATCAAAAAATGAACAAGAATGTTTAGATTTAGAAGTAAAATTAATCAAAGAAATAGGGCGAAAAAATTTATGTAATTTAACAGATGGTGGTGAAGGAGTATCTGGTTTAAAACATTCAGATGAATCTAAACAAAAAATATCCATTTGGAGAAAAGGTAAACCTTTATCTGAAGAAACATGTAAAAAGATAACTCAAAACAAAACAGGAAATGCTTATAAATTAAAAAATATTCCTAATGGTAAAATAGAAGAAATGTATAAAATAAAAAACATACAAGAAATAGCAAATGAATTAAATATGTCTTTTTCTACTATAAAAAAATATCTTGTAGAAAAAAATTTATATATCCCAGATAATAATAGAAAAATAGTAAGTGAAGAAACAAAAATAAAAAAATCTAAATTAATGAAAGGGAAAAATACTAAACCTATATATCAATTTAATTTAGATGGAAAGTTGATAAATAAATTTGATAGTTTAACTGAAGCCTGCAAATATATCAATAAACCAGGAAGAATGGGAGATATAACTGCTTGTTGTAAAGGAAAACAAAAAACAGCTTTCGGTTTTATTTGGAAATATAAAAAATAAAAAAAAATAATGATAGATTATATGACAATATGTGATAGGTGCGGAAGTGACGCAGCCTATGTAGATGAAGTAAATCAAGACATCAAAACATATTTTTGTTATGGATGTGGTTTTCAAACTAACTCTTTAATGAAAGAAGGTGAGGATTTCTATAATGAACAAATAGAAATTTTACCTGAATTGTATAAAGATTTATTCCACACTGATGAACATGGTAAAATTTGGATGCCATCAGCAGTAAACGTTCCTGATCAAGGTATGGTATTTGCTAATGGTTCAGGTATTACTAGTTGGGGTTGGAGTGCTGTTAAAGCAGTTCCTGTTAAGGAAGAAGAAAAATCTAAATACCCAATTCCTCATCAACCAGGAAAATTTTATGAGTACAGAATGGATATGAGTACAATGAAAAATTTCCATGAGCGTGATTATATGGAAGCCCTTTCATATATTGGAGTACTACCAGAATGATTAGCTTAGCAATCACTGTATGTAATGAGGTAAAGGAACTAGAGGCTTTGTTGGAACATTTAGAAGACAAAGCCTTAGCTCCTGAGTATGAAATCGTAATTCAAATTGACCAAGATAACTATACTGAAGAAGTATTAAGTGTTATTGTCGGTAAAGGAATAAAACATTGGTTTTATCCCCTTAATAAGGATTTTGCTTCATATAAAAACGAACTCAAAAAACACTGTTCAGGAGAATTTATTTTCCAAATTGATGCTGATGAATTAGTAGCTCCTGAAATGTTAGATCTATTACCTCAAATTATAGAATCAAACCCAGAAGTTGATTTGTATTATGTTCCTAGAATTAATACTGTAGAAGGATTAACCCAAGAAGACATTCTAAAATGGGGTTGGAGAGTTGAAAATAATCAAATCAACTATCCAGACTACCAAACCCGTTTATATCGTAATGATCCAAATATCAGATGGGAAGGAAAAGTTCATGAACAAATAAAAGGTTTTAAACAATATTCTTTTTTACCAACAGTAGATGAGTTATCTTTGATCCATCATAAAAATATAGAAAAACAAAGAAAACAAAATCAATTTTATAATACAATATGAAGATAAAAACAGCTCATTTTGATAAAAAATCATTTGAAGACAAACTCCAACATTTGTCTCATATAGATTTTTCTTTATTTGTAGAAACAGCACCACAATCTCAAGATGAATTATCTTCTATTAATATTATTTCTTTTCAAGAACCAAATGAATATTTTGGCTTACATGATTGGGTTATTAAAAATAAAGATCTATTCCAAATAATTTTAACTCAAAGTGATAGAGTATTAAATAATTGTGAAACAGCTTTATTTCAACCGTTTGGACATACTTGGTTAAAACCAGATCAATATGAAAAAGAACATAATAAAGAGTTTAAACTAGCTCATTTACAAGGTAAATTACTTAAAACACATGGTCATTCTTTAAGACATGAGGTAACAGCTAGACAAAACGAATTCAGTATTCTTACTAAGTTTTACGAAACATATGGAGATAGAAGCAATATTGAGGATGCTCGTTTAGGTAAAGAATTTATATTTGGTGACTCACAGTTTGGAGTAGTGATTGAAAATACTTCTCATAGAGGATATTTCACTGAAAAAATATTAGACTGTTTTTTACTTAAAACAATTCCGTTGTATTGGGGTTGCTCGAATATAGGAGATTATTTTGATATAGACGGTATTATAACGTTTAATAACGTAGATGATTTAGTGTATAAAACAAATCAATTAAATGAAAATTACTATGAAAATAGAAAAGAAATAATTGATAAAAATTGGAAATTAGCTTTAGAATATGTAAATTACGAGCAAAACGTAGTTAATACAATTACAAACATTTTTAAACATAATAACTTAATATGAAAAAAATATGGTATGCTCCTTATAAGTTTGAATCTTATGGGGAAGAAGAAATTAAAGCAGTAGAAGAATCACTCCGTTCAGGATGGTTAGGTGGACAAGGACCTAAATCAGTAGAATTTGAAGAAAAAATAGCTAAACATTTTGGTAAAAAATATGGTGTATTTGTTAATTCAGGTTCATCTGCTTGTTTATTAGCTTTAGCTAGTTTACAATTACCTAAAGGAACTAAAGTAATTACTCCCGCTTGTACTTTTTCAACAACATTAGCTCCAATTATTCAATTAGGTTTAATTCCTGTATTTATAGATGTTGGGTTAAATGATTATGTAGCTGATATTGATCAAGTAATTGCATCTATTACTCCTGAAGTAAAAGTGATTATGTTACCTAATCTAATAGGTAATAAACCAAATTGGAAAAAATTAAAAAACGATTTAAAATACTTAGGAAGAAAAGATATTATTTTGATTGAAGATTCAGCTGACACAGTTACTCATACTCCAGAAACAGATATTGCTACTACTAGTTTTTATGCTTCTCATGTTATTACAGCAGGTGGATCAGGTGGTATGGTAATGTTTAATGATAAAAAATTAGTAAATGTTTGTTTACAATTTAGAGATTGGGGTCGTTTAGGTGGTGATTCTGAAATTATGTCTGAACGTTTTAATCATATGGTAGATGGTATTCCTTATGATCATAAGTTTTTATATAGTGTTTTAGGATATAACTTTAAATCATCTGAAATGAATGCTGCTTTTGGTTTAGTTCAATTAGAACGTTTTAAAACGTTTGAACAAATTAGAAGAGCAAATGTTGAGCGTTATACTGAAAATCTTAAAGATGTAGAAGAAATTTTATTACCTGATGATTCAATTAAACCAAACTGGTTAGCAATACCTTTACAAACTGAAAGACGATTTGAATTACTTAATTTCTTAGAAGATAATAATATTCAAACTCGTGTTACATTTGCAGGAAATGTTACTCGTCATCCTGTTTATAGAGAATATCTACAAGAATTTACTAATTCAGATATTATTATGAAAAATGGTTTCTTGTTAGGTGCTCATCATGGTATGACAATTGAAGATGTAGATTACGTTTGTGGTAAAATTAAAGAATTTTTTAAGAAATGAAACTAAAAGTAAGTGATATTATAGCAGAATTTTTAAAATATAAAAAAATTGATACTGTATTTGGTGTCATAGGATCTGCTAACTCACATATTTTTGATTCAATTCAAAATTTAGGTTATACTAAAATAATCAACACCCATCATGAACAAGCAGCTATTATGGCTATGGCTGCTTATTATAGAAGTTCAGGAAAAGTATCAGCCTCATTAGTTACAGCAGGTGCGGGAGCAAGTAATGCTATCACTGGAGTGTTAAGTAATTGGGCTGATTCTATTCCTGGTTTTATTATAGCAGGACAGGAACCAAGTAGATTTTTAAGTGAACATAAAAACTTAAGAATGTATGGTACACAAGGTTTTGACTCGTATAAGATAGTACAAGATATCACTAAATATAGTAATGTTTTAACTTCACCATCTGCTATTATTCCCGAAATTGAAAAATTATATAATATAAGTACAAGTGGAAGACCTGGTCCTACATGGATAGATATTCCTATGGATATTCAATCTCAAACTATTGAATTTAATGGTTTTTCTAAATATAGAAGTAATAAATCTTTAAGAATAACTGATGCTTATAACTACGCTGATGATATTATCTCTTATTTAAATGCATCTAAAAGACCAGTTGTTTTAGGAGGTATGGGAATCAAATTAAGTGGAGCTAAAGATAAATTTAAACAATTCATTAACACTACTCAGATCCCAACATTATTAAGTTGGTCAGGAATTGATTTGTTACCTACTAATCATAATTCTAACTATGGTAGATCTGGTTTATATGGTCAACGAGCGGCTAATTTTATAGTTCAAAATGCTGATTTAATTATAGTATTAGGTAGTAGATTAGCTGTTCCTCAAGTAGGGTATGACTTTAGTCAGTTTGCTAGAGATGCTAAAATTATAGTAGTTGATGTTGATGAGTTAGAATTAAATAAACATAATAAAACTATTAAGTTTAATCATGATGTAAATATAGTTTTAGATAAAATACTAGAAAACATTCATAAAATTAATTTAAATATTACTGGATGGAAAATTAAATGTAATCATTATAAACAAAAATACCCAATAATTAATGATGATTATAAAAATGATCTATATGTAAATTCATATAGTTTTGTAAACAAATTAACCCAACAATTATCAGATGATGAAATTATAGTTACTGATATGGGTACAGGATTATTAAGTGGACATCAAGTTGCTGATTTAAAAGAAAACCAAATAATGTTCACTAGCCAGGGTTTAGGAGAAATGGGAGTAGGTTTACCTTATGCTATTGGAGCCTCAATAGCTGAACCAAATAAACAAATAACTTGTTTAAACTGTGATGGTGGAATAATGATGAATTTACAAGAATTACAAACAATAGTTCAACATAACCTTCCTATTAAAATATTCATTTTTAATAATGATGGTTATTTAATGATTAAACATACTCAAAAGTTATTTTTTCAAGGTAGATACTCTTCCGTTAATAAAGATACAGGTATTGTTTTACCTGAATTTGAAAGAATAGCTTATGGATTTAACATTCCTTATTCTAAAATTACTAAATTAGAAGATTTAGATAATATAGAATTTAAAACAGATGGACCTTCAATTATTGAGGTATTTATGGATCCTGAACAAGATTTTATTCCAAAAGTTAAAGGTGTTGTTCTTAAAGATAATTCAATTGTTCCATCACCCTTAGAAGAAATGTCACCTTTATTACCTTTTGAAACTATAGAGGAAGAAATGATAATAGGTGTTAGTGAAAAATCTAAACAAATTAAAAGATGAAAATATTAATTACTGGCGGTAATGGATATATAGGTAAATCATTATATAATCATTTAAAAAATGATTTTAATGTTACTATTATAACTAGAAATGATTTTGATTTAACTGCTTTTGAAGCAATGAATAAATTTTTTCAAGGCAAATATTTTGATGTAGTTATCCATTGTGCTGTTGTAGGAGGAAATAGATTAAAAACAGATTCATATAAAGATATGGATGTAAATTTAACTATGTATTATAATTTACTACAACATAAACCTCATTTTAATAAACTAATACATTTTGGTTCAGGAGCTGAGATACACAATCCAGAATCTTCTTATGGTTTAAGTAAAAAAATCATTTCTAAATCAATATCAGAAATAGATAATTTTTATAATTTAAGAGTATATGCTGTGTTTGATGAAAATGAATTAAATACTAGATTTATTAAAACTAACATTAAAAACTATATTAATAAACAACCTTTAGAACTTTACCATAATAGAGAAATGGATTTCTTTTATATGAAAGATTTGGTTACATTAGTAAAAGTTTATATATTAAATAATGATTTTCCTAAAGAAATAGATTGTAATTATAGTTATTCCCTTAATATGTTTTCTATATTAGAATTAATTAACAATTTAGATTCTTATAAAGTAGATATTAATTTTAAAAATAGTTTGTATCCTAATAATTACACTGGTATATTTACTGATTTAGGATTAAGATATATTGGATTAGAACAAGGTATTATAAACACATATAATAAATTAAAATGAATATTAAAATAGCTTGCTATATAATGCCTTGGGACATTGATTATGCTTTATTAACATTCACCCAATTAAAAAAATCTAAATATTATTTACCGGAAGATGTTAATATAACTATAGATACTTTTTTAAATTTATCTGATTATATTATCAATTGGAAAGAAAGTAAATTACCTAAAGAATATTTTATTGAAAAATATAATACAATTTCTTTATTGTTAGAAGATTATAATCATATTAAAAACATATATGAAGGAAAAGAAATCCATGGACATTTAAATCAACAATACTCTTTAGTATCACCAGAAGTTGATTATTATATAAGTTTATGTCCTGATGTTTATTTTAGTGAATTAACTATTCCTTTATTAATTCAGGGGGCAGCTCAAATAAAAAATAAATATTTTGTTTTAAGTCCTCAACATAGAAAACTAACTGATCCTAGTTGGGACCCTACTACTGATACTTCTTATTTAGATATACCTTATGATAAATGTAATGAAATAAGTATTTTTGATATAAGAAATAATAATAAACAAAATAATGAAATCACTATAGACCCAGTATCAAATGTTAAATTTGCTGGTTGGTGTGACATTTATAGTAAAGATTTTTATGAGGAATTAGTTCCTATACATGAAGATTGGAATGGGTATGGTCCTTGGGATTGGTATAGTATGATTTTAATTAATTATGCTCAACAATTTAATATTGATTTTCAACAGTATGTTTTAAGAGGACAAACAGTAGGAGATTATTGGACAGGTAGCTGGAAAGACAAAGATGGATTATCAGGTTATTATAAAGATTTAATAGTAAGAAATGAAATACCTAATCAAAGAGCTAATTTTGAAGCTAATATGGAACAATATGTTAAAAAGGGTATTTTAATGTTAAAAGAAAAAGGAATTATATGATTAAATTAGTTATATTTGATTTAGATGGAGTTTTAGTTGAAGCTAAAAATATACATTTTGAAGCATTTAATAAAGCTTTAGGTAAATATGCTATTAGTTGGGATGAACATTTATCTATCTATGATGGTTTAAAAACTAATCAGAAGTTAGAAATGCTTCATGAGCATAAAGGTTTACCTAAAGAACAATTTAAAGAAATTTGGGATAATAAACAAACTTATACATTACAAGCTTTAAGAAATTTAAAAACAAATCCTGATTTAATTACAACAATGACTATGTTAGTCAATGATGGGTATAAATTAGCAGTGTGTTCTAATAGTATACGTAAAACAGTTTTAACAGTATTATCTAAATTAGGTATTATTGAATTTTTTGATTTAATTTTATCAAATGAGGACGTAAATAATTCAAAACCACACCCAGAAATGTATTGGAAAGCAATATCAATGATGAGTTGTTTACCTGAAGAGACATTAATTGTTGAAGATTCACCTTATGGTTTGTTAGCTGCCTCTAGATCAAAATCTCATATACTTAGAGTAGGTTCTCCAAAAGAAGTTACTTATATTAATATAAAGAATAAAATTAATACTATTAAAGAAAATTATAATATGAAGTCACCTGCTTGGAGAGATGAAAAATTAAATGTACTTATTCCTATGGCTGGCGCTGGTTCTAGATTTGAACAAGCTGGTTATACATTTCCTAAACCACTTATTGAGGTTAGGAATAAACCTATGATTCAGGTAGTAGTAGATAATTTAAATATTAAAGCTAACTATATTTATATTGTTCAGAAAAAACATCGTGAAAAATATAATCTAGATACTTTACTCAATCTACTTACTCCAGGATGTAGAGTAGTAGAGGTTGATGGGTTGACAGAAGGAGCAGCATGTACTGCTTTGTTAGCTAAAGAATTTATTGATAATGACGCTCCATTATTCTTTGCTAATTCAGACCAATTTGTTGAATGGGATTCAAATGAGTTTATGTATAAAATGAATGAAACAAATGCTGATGGAGGTATTGTTACATTTGAAGCTACTCACCCTAAATGGTCATTTGTTAAAGTAAATCCATATACTGGATTAGTTGAAGAAGTAGCTGAAAAAAATCCTATTTCAAACATAGCTACTGTAGGTTATTATTATTGGAAACATGGTTCTGATTTTGTAAAATACGCAGAACAAATGATTGATAAAAATATTAGAGTAAATAATGAATTTTATGTTTGCCCAGTATTTAATCAAGCAATTGAAGATGGAAAAGAAATTAGAACATTCAATGTAGAAGGAATGTGGGGTCTTGGTACACCTGAAGATTTAAAATATTATTTAGAAAACTACAAATGATATTAATTTCACATAGAGGAAACATTAATGGTCGTATAGAAGAGGCTGAAAATAGGCCTGATTATATAGAAGATACTATTAAATTAGGATACTATGTTGAGGTTGATGTGTGGGTAATAGAAAGTACTTTTCATTTAGGACATGATAAACCTCAATACCCGATTAGTTTAAATTGGTTATATGAAAGAAAAGATAATCTTTGGATTCATTGTAAAAATATAGAAGCTATAGAAAAATTTAATACTTTAGGAAGTGTTTATAATTATTTTTGGCATCAAGAAGATACTCTTACATTAACATCTAAAAGATTTATTTGGGCTTATCCGGGTAATCAACCTATTATTAATAGTATTGCTGTTATGCCTGAAATTCATAATGATGATGTTTCTCAATGTTCAGGAATTTGTTCGGATTATATTCAGAATTATAAATAATGCAAGGAATAGTTATTCAAGGACCAACAAATTATGCTAATCAAATATTAGATTCCTATGATGGAATTTCTAATATTGTTTGGTCAACATGGATTAATGAACCAGAATTAAACATTGAATTAATTAAATCTAAAGGAATAGAAGTTATACAAATAGAAAAACCATCTATTGAAGGTTATTTAAATATTAATTTTCAAACATTAAGTTCATATGTTGGGGTTGATTATTTAAAGAATAAAGGAGTAACTGAAATTTTAAAAATTAGAGGTGATTTGAAAGTAAATAATATCAAATTATTATTAGAACTTCTCAAAGGTAAAAAAATGTCTTTTTTATCTATATGTAAGCCAAATATTAGACCTTTATATTATGAACTAGTTTATAGACATACTAGCTTTGATTTTCCAAGTGATTTAATATTATATGGAGAGACAGAAGAAATAGAAAAATGTTTTAATTTCCAAGTAGATAATAATGATGGTCCAATTCCACCTGAGTCATTAATAGCTTATAGTTATTTAACTCAATCTGGTATTGATTTTAATTTAGATTATAACCATTTTATAAAATCAGGAATTAGTTTTTTTGCACAAGAATGTTTAGATAATAAAATAGAAATAGATTGGTTAAAAAGAAGTAATGAAGAATTATTCTGGAAAAACATATTAAACCACTCAGGAGATAAAAAATTATATGAATATTAAAAAATATAGTAATGACAAATATAGTGATCCCAACGGAGTTAAAAGATGGGATCTAATTAATTATTTAATTGAACAAAACCAATTTTTAAATTACTTAGAAATAGGAGTTAATGATGGGTTATGTATTAGGAAAATTGTAGCCGAACATAAAGATGGAGTTGACCCATTTCCTGGCTCAGAATTAGGTGGAATGGAAGTTCCAGAAATAAATTATCCTATTAGTTCAGATGATTTTTTTATTTTTATAAAAGGTCATGACATAAAATATGATGTTATTTTTATAGATGGTCTTCATCATTCAACCCAAGTTGATAAAGATATTTTAAACTCATTAAACCATTTAGTAGATAATGGATTTATAGTATTACACGATTGTAATCCTCCAGAATATGTTAACCAAGTTGTTCCTAGAATATCAGGTACATGGAATGGTGATGTTTGGAAATCTGTTGCTAAAATAAGATGTACTCAACCTAATCTATCCGTAGATGTAGTTGATACTGATTGGGGAGTTGGAATTGTTCGTTTAGGTAAACAAGAATTATATACTAAAGAAAGTTTAGATAAATGTTTAGATTATAATTATTTTGATAATAACAGAGAAGAATTATTAAATATTATTTCTGTTGATGAATTTTATAAAAAATATAAAAAATGATATCTTTAATTATCCCAACCACCTCAAAAAATAGAAATTATACTGATAATATTTTAAAAAATATTAAAGAAATTTATCCTGATGTAAAAGTTATTATTGAAGAAAATGATAATGTTACTTTAGGGGTAAATTATAATAATGCAGTATCTAAAGCAACAGGTGATAAAATTATATTATTACATAATGATATGTTTATTAAACCTGGTTTCCTTGAAACTATGGATAAACATATTGTAAAAGGCAGAATAACAACATATACACGAGTAGAACCGCCTATATACACAGATATTTATCCAGGTAAGGCGCTTTTAGATTGTGGTAGTGATTTAGAATCATTTAATAAAGAAAAATTTTTAAATTTTAATATTGAAGAAGAATTGATTGATGGTGGTTCACAATTGTTTTTTGGATGTATGAAAGAAGATTATATAGGAATAGATGGATATACCTTTAAAATGTTCTGTGAGGATGATGATTTACATTTACGTTATAAAATAGCTGGGTTTGAACATAAAGTAAGTTCAGCGCATGTTTATCATTTTGTAAGTAAAACATCTAGAGCTGGAAGTTATCAAGAAATTGAACAACAATCAAATATAAACTTTATTAAAAAATGGGGTTTTAGAAACTCAATCCACAATGTTGTTTATAATAAAAAAATTATTGTAAATAATGATACTCAAAATATAAAAAATATTTTAGATATGTGGTTCAATGATGGAGAGGATATAATTGTTGAAGTTGATGGTAATACTTTTACTCAACAAGATTATAGTTACATTCAACAACTAAATGATATTATAAAAGAAACTAATGACATTGGAGTTTTTGAAATAGGAAATTTAAAGATAACAGTAAATAATTTAAACGAGCAACAATTTAAATATGTAGAATTATGATATTTGGATTTTATAATAGAAATGACATTAATCAAGAACTAATTAGTCGTACAATGTCAACATCAAGATTAAACGCAGCTAAATATTTTGCTGCTAGAAAAAATTTGGAATTAAAACCATTCCTAAAAATATTTGGAGTGAAAACAATTATATGAATTTAAAAAACTTTGGTAAAAATTTAAACATAAAACAAAAAAATCCACCATCATCAAATAATAGTAAAGCATTTTTTATAGATGTTGTAACATTATTTGATGCTGTTTGTCAGCGTACTGCTGAAATGGATAGTTTTGGTATTAATATGGAAACGTATGATGATGCGTTTTTTATTTTAATTGAAAACTTAATCTTAAAACAATATGGTGAATGGAAAACAGAATTAGTTTTATGGTATGTTTATGATAGGTTTAATGAAAATGAAGAACTAATGCCTTTATATTTACATGAGGAAGATGAAGAAAATGAAAATGAGGATGATGAGGAAAATAATGGTGAAGAAGTATTTATAGAAACACCAGAACAATTATGGGATTTAATTAAAAAAATAGAGAAAAAATCAAAAAAATAAAAGTTATATATTTAGCGTTATGAATTGCTTAAAATGTGGGGAACTAATCCCTGAAGGTAGGTTAAAAGCCTTACCAACAGCTAAAACATGTGTAAATTGTTCTAGTGTAAAGAAAAAAGGAACAGTAACCTTAATGAAAGGTGAAGGTGATCATACATGGATTGAAACTATTCATTTAGATCATGAAGACTATAAAGCCTATATGGAAGCTGAGAATAAAATGAGAAAAGGAGGAGCATTATTATTTGATGAACCTGAAGAAAAAACAGATATTCCTTATGGTTTTAAT